TTTCCTTGGGAACTCCGTGCTAAAGCAGTTAACGAATTGGCAGACTTTACTCCGGAACTAGACTGGGAAGCCTTGCGTATGAATATGCAGGCCTATGGTGTACGTAATGCTACACTAATGGCAGTAGCACCTGTTGAATCCAGTAGTGTTGTAATTAATAGTACCAACGGCATTGAAATGCCCATGAGCTTGATTACTGTCAAGGAATCAAAAGCCGGCTCATTAATTCAAGTGGCACCCGAGTATAACAAGTTAAAGAACAAGTATCAACTCATGTGGGAACAGAAAGATTGTGCTGGTTATATCAAAACAGCCAGTGTGATTGCTGCCTATGTTGATCAAAGCATCTCAACAAACACATTCTACAATCCAGCACACTTTAGTGATCGTAAAGTGCCAACTACTCTAATTGCCAAAAATTTAATGCAGGCACATCGTTGGGGCCTAAAAACTTTTTACTATAGTTTAATTAATAAAACTGGTAGTAAAGGTCAGGACGAACCCGAAGCAAAATTAGAAGCGGTAGACTTTGATGATCAAGAAGATTGTGAAGCGTGTAAGTTATAGTGAATTCAAAAACATTTTGCATGGCACCATGGGCCTCGATTAATCTTTATACCAATGGAGAAATGGTGCCTTGTAGACATTGGCATACATCAGGCCACCATCATAAACTTCAGCGTGAGCACGATCCTCGTGTGACTGAACGGCCAATGTTTTTTTATGACTTTGACGAGTACATAAACGCCAGTCATATTGTAGCCGCTAGGAAAGGGCAATATAATGGAGAATTTGTTGACTCCTGCAATAGATGTTGGGAAGATGAACGGTCTGGAAAAACCAGTCTGCGACAAGTTTACAATAAAACATTTGCCAAACATTTTGATTTTTCTCTGTTAAACAAAGAAACTTTTAAAACTACAGATGCCGCAATCATTTCCATGGACCTTAAGATGGGCAATTACTGTAATCTTAAATGCGCTATGTGTCGTCCAGAGTTGTCGTCTTTAGTAGCGCAAGAATTTCACGAGCACAAAGAGAAATTTCAATTTGATAAATTAAAATTTGTCGAGCTCGACACCTTTGTTAATTCAGAAAAAAGAATTGGTAAATTTGATACAGAGTCTAAGATTGCATATCGCTGGCAAAAAACACAAGACTTTCAGGACTTTTTTGGCAAATTTAAAAATCAAATACGTTGGCTTAGTTTAACCGGCGGCGATCCAGCAATACAAACGGCAACACTTGATTTATTAAGATCTGTAACAAACCCAGAATTGGTAACTTTGAGTTTAACTACAAATGGCACTGTGCTTGACCAGCCATTGATTAACTTGTTAAACAAATTCAAAGAAGTATGGATTAATGTAAGTTTGGAAGCAGTTGGAGAACAAAATAATCAAATTAGATTTCCGTCAAAATGGCATGACATAGAAAAAAATATTACAACATATAATCAACTCCTACAGACCTATCTATATGTTTCACATGTGTTGCAGGCATTTAGTGCTGTAAATCTAGTTGATTTAATCAGGTGGTGTGATAAGCGCGGATTTAAAATGGATATTTTAGAGTTGAACTCTCCTCCATTCCTTGTGTTAAATAGTGTGCCTGCACATGTTATGGAAAAATTTCACAACGGACTAAAAACGTTAGACACAGAATTAAATAAGCACGTGGTAGATGCTGCATTGTATTGGGTGGCAAAGTATAAGTATGATTCAGTCCTGCATGAACAGCGTATTCAGTATTTAGAAACACTAGATTCATTACGCGGCACCGAACTTGCAAAGAATTACGAATAATAGGATAACTCATGAGTAAAGAACAATATAATTTAAAAACAAAAACAGATTACCTACATCGCAAGATGTTTCTTGACCCAGCAGGTCCAGTTACTATTCAACGCTTTGAAGAAGTAAAATACAACAAGCTGACCAAGTTTGAAGCTGAGGCACGTGGATTCTTTTGGGTGCCTGAAGAAATCAGTCTGACCAAAGATGCCAACGACTTTAAAGAAGCCACAGACACAGTTCGGCATATTTTTACCAGTAACCTGTTGCGTCAAACAGCCTTAGACAGTTTACAAGGTCGCGGGCCAAGTCAAATCTTTACACCTGTGTGTAGTATTCCTGAACTTGAAGCCCTGATGTATGCCTGGACATTCTTTGAAACCAATATTCACAGTCGTAGTTACAGTCATATCATACGCAACATTTACAATGTTCCTAAGGATGCTTTCAACACTATCCATGACACTAAAGAAATTGTCGACATGGCGTCAAGTGTAGGCGAGTATTATGAAGCACTACACCTGGTCAACTGTCGCAAAGAATTAGGTCAAGAAGTGACTGAAGAAGAACATATCCGTGCTATCTGGATGGCCCTACATGCCAGTTATGCATTGGAAGCATTCCGCTTTATGGTGTCATTTGCCACAAGCCTGGCCATGGTAGAGAATCGTATCTTCATTGGTAATGGCAATATTATTAGTTTGATCCTACAAGATGAAATCTTACACAAGGACTGGACAGCTTGGATGATTAATCAAGTGTGTAAGGAAGATCCACGCTTTGCTCAAACTCGTGTCGACTGTGAAGCTGAGGTGTATACCCTGTATCAAGATGTTATTCGTGAAGAAAAAGCCTGGGCCGAATACCTGTTCAACAAAGGACCTGTGATTGGTCTTAACGCAAACATTTTAAAAGACTTTGTAGATTATACTGCTGCCAATGCGTTAAAAGAAATTGGAATCAAGTATCAAACACCAGCGCCCAAGACCACACCTATTCCTTGGTTTAACAAGCATGTGAATACCAGCAATAAACAAACAGCCTTGCAGGAATCCGAATCAACAAATTATGTAATTGGTGTCATGAGTGATACACTTGATTACGATGCATTACCAAACTTATAATAACAAGGAGAACTATCATGAAAGCATTAGTATGGAGTAAAAACGGCTGTACATTTTGTACACAAGCCAAAGAATTATTAGAATCACGTGGTATCGATTATGAAGAACGCAATATCAACACAGAGTGGACCCGAGAACAACTGTTAGAAGAGGTACCCACCGCAAGAACCTTGCCGCAGATCTTCTTGGACGATAATTACATTGGCGGTTTTACAGAACTGCGCCAACATTTACAAGGATAATATGCAAGTAGAAAACGACAAGGTTTACACATTCAAATTGACCAATGCTGACGAAGTAGTGGCCAAAGTGGTAGCAATCACAGATGAAGCATATGAAGTATCTCAGCCACTTAGTGCTGTACCTACAGAAAAAGGGCTACAGTTGATCTATACTGTGTTTACTGGTAATCCCAAAGAAAATGCCACTATAAATAAAACAGCAGTAGCAATGGTTTGCCAAGTTAGAGAAGAAGTAGCAGATCATTACTTGGAAGCCACAACTGGACTAAAACCAGTTCGCAAGCCGTCAATTATAATGGGGTAATATGCCAGGACTGGTACAACGAGTTGGAGATGCAAACGCAGTAGGTGGAATAATCCTCGAAGGAGACCCCACTGTGTTAGTTGACGGCCGTCCAATTGCAGTCCTTGGTGCATCTATAACACCACATCCATGTTGTGGAGCTAAAGGATGTCCGCCCACACATTGTCACGCCACAACTACAGCTACATCGGCCTCTATCTTGGTTGGCGGCAAGCCAGTTGTAGTCACTGGTGACATAGATACCTGTGGTCATACTCGCGTCGGCGGCAGTGAATCGGTAATAGCAGGCTAATATGGCCCAGGGAATCTTAACACCCCTGCAACTGATAGCTGGTGAGAGCCTGTTGCAAAACAGCGGCATTGGCGTTGCTCCTGGTTTGATAGCAAGTGAAGCCGCTTACAGTAATACCACAGTCATGTCGGCATTTTTTCAGGCCTTGTCTGCCACGGGCAATACCTACGGCTTACCCACTCTTGCTGCCAGTTCGGTGCCGGCCTTTAGCGACAGTGTTCCTACTGCCTACTCCGGTATTGGCACGCAAATGATACCGGTCATTAACGCTCAGGCCACATACGATGCTGGGTCTGGCGACATTAGCAAATTTGTACAGGCTATGAATTTGGCCCAAAGTTACGGCACTACAACCAATCAGTTTATCAACAGTGCAGTCAACAGCCAAACCTATCTGGCTGACACCTTTACCACAACTAACGATTCAATCACAGCTGACATTACCGAAATCAATTTGGCCACAGGGGCATTTGCCAAGGATCTAACCAATCTAGGGCAACTAATCAATCTGCGTGATCTTGGAAATCTTGGTAGCCCCTTGGGCCTGATACAGCAGATTTATTCTGTAACTGGTGCCATACCCAGCGTGAGTGTGGTGTTTGTGGCCGCGGGTATACCAACAGAAACAGTGTTGAACTTTACCAACCCTAGTGCCAGTGTCAGTGATAGTATTCAAAGACTCATGTATGTGGCCATGACACAGATTACCGGTACAGGACTACAACAGATCCTGCAGGTCATGGGAGTTACTACTACTGGAATTGACAACATGGCCGATCTATTGAATCCAGTTAAACTGTTCCCCAACAGTTTTCAAAGCATGACCGTGCCTACAGCCGCAGGCTCACGTGCAATTTATTTAGATAGTTCTGGAGCGGTCAACACTTCATTGGAATCACAGCTACCAGCTTATGTAATGAGCAGTTTGATATGATAGCATACGATCGCTTACAACAGATTATACCAGCTGATCAGGCCTTGGCCAATAAAGCCTTGAGTGTAAGTTTGGCACAAATAACCAACGTAGGATCATTGACCTTGCCGGCTGTGGCACGGGCTGTGGGCAATATAGAAACCACTAGAGACCTACCTATCATCAGCAATTTGACCACAGCAGTTCCTCCTAACGTGGCTTCATACTACAACACCTTGGCCATAGGATCGGGAGTTAACGGTACTATACAGACCACAGACGTGATTGGCCTAGCATCAGGCTGGGTAGCTACCAGTGCATTTGGCCAGACTGTGGCTATATTCAATACCATGAACATGACCGAGTTGACCACTGTGTATAATACCATGGCCAATGCTGCCACTGGCAACTACGGTCTAGTAGATTCAGGACCGCTAACTATACCAGGTGGATTACCTTGTGCCGGAACCTATCTTGGTAATGCCTACACAGCAAATATTCCCAACCCAACACCACCACCGGCCAATATAGAAGTTACTGGCTACGATCCAAGTGCGCTTGACTTGGCAATGACTTGTTTGTTGGGCAGTGCCAATGTGGCCATTATGAATCTTGAGACTAATTATCCTACCCAGTGTGCCCAACTCAACACCTTGTGGAACGGCATGGCCAATCAAGTAGTAACCGAAAATAATTTACAAAGCACCATACACCTAAACTATGCCAACCTTCAGGCACACAGCACCACAGCCATCTACAGTTTCATCTACAGCTTGCCACAATACGGAACACAGACCGAAGATGGCGGCATGGCACAGATGTTAGAAAACATGGCAGACCTAACAACTCAGGGCGGCCAGGCCGTGGTAGGGTGTTTACGTCAAGGACGTAACGTGGCCGCATTAGGCAATGCCGGCATTCCGACCAACCTAACTATTCCTGTTGCGCCCACAACACCTGTGCCACAGGCACCATTGATACCCAGCACCTACAGCGAATCCGAAGCAGCAAATGCGGTCATACGCTAAAAATCTGTTGTAAAAAAGCCACACACCAAAAGGTTGATCAAAAAAGGCTCTTTTGTTATACTATTATTATAGTATAAATTTAGGAGCAGACATGGTCAATTGGGTATTGGTTTTTTTCATGGCAGGTCAACCTCAAGATTATAAGATACATACGGCCTACAATAAACAGGTCAACTGTGTTGAAGCCCAGGAACGCTACAGTGGCATTTTCCTCCATACCGGCAGTAAAATGATGGCAGAATGCAGACCACGCAATCAAGTGCAGGTTGGTCGCCCTACAACCATAGCATACAAACACTATATCCTGGAAAACTGAATCGGTTGACCAAAAATACCCAATTTGTTATAATAGTTGTATAGTTAATAAACAGGAGCAGACATGACACAGAACCATTTAGCCCGGTACAATGTAGAAGAACTACAAGGCTACTTTAGTGATTTCCACAAGGACTATTATGGTATGCGTCCACGTTTTGCTACTCCTGAACAATGGCGTAGCCGTGAGTGGTTGGAGTCCAGTATCAACGCTATCCACGACGCTATGGATGCAATGAAGAAGACCTACAGCGGACGTGAGGCGCTTCGTATTCAAGGTTGGGTTATCGACGAAGCAGAATTTAACGATATTATTGATCCCGAAGAGTATGCTTGTTGGTCAGCCGATGCAGATGCGGTGGCCTATGGGGAGGCTCAATAATGGGTTTTTATAAAAATATTGAAATTGAAATCATGGAATGGCAAGCCCGTGGCTGTAGCATCGAAGATACTTACATCTACTTCAAAGACTATGCAACCCATGAAGATGTTGTTCGTATTTTTGCTCGCGACTGTGATGAGGCCGCAGTATGATAGCCGAAACTCACAAGTGTACGGTATGTTCATGTGATTATACCGACGACGAGGGTGGTGTTGAAGGACATTTTGGAATCCTGCCTGTGAGTTTTTGTCCAACCTGTTTCAGTTGCATGTGCGATATGGCCAGTCAGTTTATTACTGATGAAGAGGAAGAATAATGGAAAAGAAATCTTTGTTCAACATTCGTTATACAATGAAGCCCGAAGACATCATGCCCTTTGTATCAGGCCTGCATGAAGTTCAAGCAGACATGATTGAGTGTGCAGTGGTCAAGAAAGAACGTGAAGGTTTTCCTGAGGCTAATCTAGTGATCAAGCATATCATGGAGAAGAAATGATTACCTTAATTACATTCGCATTACTGATATATTTGTTTGTAGATATTCCAGCATACGATCCTTGGAGCGAGAAATGAAACATTCTTTTCGCATGTGGTGCACAGAAAAATGGTTTGAGCACAAAGATGAGCTTGAGGCCTACCAGCAACCATTACCTTACACAGCACGAGAATATTTTGAACGCTACAAGTATTGGTTAAAGCGAGAGTATAAACATCAACAAGACCCGAGTAAATAATATGACGATAGATTATACCGCCGAACAATTTAATGAGATCAAAGTGGCCGCAGACTGGATCAGAGACCTAGAGAGTAGCGACAGCCGGTTACACAAAGAGTCAGTAATCGAAAAAGCTCTGATGGCGGCAAAATTAGGTTCAGCCAATGCTCAATGTTTCCTGTTCAACTGTTATCAAGCCTACAATCCCTACTATGTGTTTGGTGTAAAGAAAGTTCCAGAAACAGAAGGGCTTGACCATAAACCCAATCCGTGGCCCAAGTTCTGGGCCATGTTAGAAGGTCTACGCACCCGTAGTCTTACAGGACACAACGCTAAGACCGCCATCGAGTTCATGTCGGAACAGTTTGATTCGGTAGAGTGGAATGGTCTATGTCGTAGAGTTATTATCAAAGATTTACGCTGTGGTATTAGTGAAAAAACTTTAAACAAGGTGTTGGAAAATACCGAATGGCAGATTCCGGTGTTTACTTGTCAGTTGGCTACAGACTCAGAAAAACATGTGGCCAAAATGAAGGGGATCAAACGCCTAGAACAGAAGTTAGATGGTGTGCGTGTGCTGGCAGTAGTAACCAAGACCACAGTGAATCTATACAGTCGCAATGGTAAGCCGTTTGATAACTTTCCGCAAATTGTAGAATCACTTGAAAATATTAAAAATAAGTTTGCTAAACTATTCCAAGCATGTCCACATGGATTTGTGTTGGATGGCGAAATCATTGGTGAAAGTTTTCAAGCCTTGATGAAACAGGCCCAACGTAAGACGGATGTGCAAACAGATGGTATGACTTATAGCGTGTTTGATGTTATTCCATTGGCAGACTTTGAGCGTGGCTTTTGGAATGCCCAACAACATAAACGCCTGGCTATTCTAGAAGAATATCGTGCGGTATTTGAAATGACCAACTGTGTACGTATTATGGATGGTATTGAAGTTGATTTAGACACAGCCGAAGGACACGATATACTTCGCCGCTATGCAGAGGATGCAGTGGCAGCAGGATTTGAAGGTATTATGATTAAGGATTTAGGTGCTCCGTACGAATGCCGTCGTAGTACGTTCTGGATGAAATGGAAGCCTACCATTACAGTGGACTTAAATATTGTTGGATTTGAAGAAGGCACTGGTCGCAATGCAGGCCGCTTGGGTGCTATAATTTGTGAAGGAGATGACAATGGTCGTCGTATTAATGTTAATGTGGGCAGTG